CAAATGTTTCCCTAATGAGGCGAAGTGATGAAAGCTCCGCGCGCTTGGATTGGACTGAAGCCGACTCCGCACTATCGGCGCGATAGCTTTGCGCGTGGGTTCTATCTACACGGATTCCAAGTTGAGTTTGGCTTTCCACGTATCGCAGAACCGGGTGACATTCTGCTGGTTTGGAATCGACAAGGAGAAAGCGACGCAGTAGCTCAAAAATTTGAGCGGGCAGGGAACAAAGTGCTGGTTGCGGAAAATGGCTATCTTGGCAAAGAGTTGAATGGGCAGCCTCTATATGCCATTGCTCACAATCACCACAATGGTGCAGGCACTTGGCCGATTGGCGATGCTTCTCGCTGGGAAAAGTTGCACATCGACTTGAAGCCTTGGCGATATACTGGCACGGAAGTTGTGCTGCTTCCTCAGCGTTCGATTGGCGAGCACGGCATTGCTATGCCACAAGGTTGGGTTGACGCTGCTACTCGTGAGCATAGCATAAAGCTGCCCAAGCGCGTTCGCCCACATCCTGGTATGCGTGACTGCGTTGACCTTGAAGCTGATTTAGCCAATGCTGCTGCAGTGTACACTTGGGGCAGTGGAGCTGCTATCAAATCCCTCATCATGGGCATTCCAGTTGTGTATGATCTTGAGACCTGGATTGGTGCTCAATCAGCATCTCGCATTGGCGAGCCGTTGAAGCGCGATCATCAAGCGCGCCGGCAGATGTTTGAGAAGTTGGCTTGGGCACAGTGGAGCCTTTCGGAAGTCGAAGATGGAACTGCCTTTAGGTATTTGCTATGAACATTCTTTTCACAGGCAAAGGCAAAGCAGGTTCCTGGAAGATTCGCGGAGAGCAGCTTGGCTATGCGATGAAGGCAGCTGTTGCTCCTCACGCTACTGCTATCGAGATTGCTCAATCTGATTTCGTCATTGTCGTCAAACGTTGCCCTGATGATGTTTTGCGCGAGCTTCGTAAGCAGGGGAAGAAATGGGTTTTTGATGCACTTGACTGCTATCCACAGCCTCAATGCAGTAGCTGGAGCCGCCAGCAAGCAATTGACTGGATTCAGCAAGAAGTCGCTCGCCTAAATCCTTCTGCTGTTCTTTGGCCAAATTGTCAGATGATGATGGATTGCAATGATGGTCGTCCTGCTGCTGTTCTTTATCATCATCATCGTCCATCGCTTCCCATTCATACTCCGCAAGATCGAAAGCTGACGATTGCGTATGAAGGCAGCGAGGCTTACTTGGAAAGTTGGAAGTCAGTTTTGTATCATCAATCTGCTAAGCGCGGATGGATCTTTGTGATCAATCCTTCATCTATCGCTGATGCTGATGTAATTGTTGCGCTTCGCTCTCAGCGTCACGCAGGCTACGCTCAAGTGAACTGGAAGTCAAACGTCAAACTAGCAAATGCGCAAGGTTCTGGAGTTCCTTTTATCGGTCAACCAGAAAAAGGCTACCTGGAGACAGCATCAGGCGCTGAGATTTTCATTGAGAATGAGAAGCAGCTATCTGATGCACTTGACGCTGTTGCATCGCTCGATGTGCGCGCGAGCATGAGCCGCATTCAGCTCAAAAAGCGCTACAGCGTCGAGCAAGCTGCTGATGATCTGCGGAGCTTCATATATGGATTGTGAAGTGCTATTGTGTGCGCACACCGCTGGCAGAGGCGTTGCGATTCTCAAAGCAATGATTGCTGCTGCGGATCGAGCTGGGGTGCGGACATTTGTAAGCGATCACTACACAGGCCGCAGCAAATGGCTGATGACATATGGACTTGGGCATACTGGTCGGCGGATTTGGACTGATGCTCACATCAAAGCTGGCGGCAGGCTCATTGGTTGGGACTTGGGTTATTGGGACCGAGAAAGCGCGATGAGGCTGACTATTGATAGGGATCATCCGCAGCACCTCATCAAGAATATGAATGGCTCGCGCTTTGATCTTGACAATGTTCAGCTTCGCAACGATTACAACCCGCATGGTCCAATAGTTCTTGCAGGTTTGGGCCGTAAGACTCGCGAAGCATTGAATGATGTTAGCATGAGCTGGGAGCGGAATACTTTGGCAGCAATCCAATCTGCTTATCCAAAGGCTCGTGTGCTATATCGCTCAAAGCGTCAAGAAAGTTTTTGGCCTCTCAAGTCATTGATTGGAGATGTTGAGAAGGCTTTGCGCGGAGCTTCACTGGTAGTTTGTCGTCACTCAAACATAGCGATCGATGCATGTATTGCTGGCATCCCCGTAGTTTGTAGTGATGGAATTGCAGCAGCATTGTATGGAAACGATTTGAACAAAGTGGTGAAGCCTGATCTTGGAACAAGGCTTCAGTTCTTGCGGAATGTGGCTTGGTGGCAATGGCGTCCTACAGAGGCAGAACAGGCATGGAAACAAATCATCAGCATCTTAAATTGAACCTTGGCTGCGGCCGTCACGTGCTTGATGGATGGTTCAATATCGACATTAAGCGCAGTTTGAAAGCCAAACGCAATCCTGAGATGCTAAGTGACGTGCGAAAGATCGCGCTGCCTGATGGCTGCGCTTCAACAATTATGGCAATTCATCTCTGGGAGCATTTGTATCGTTGGGAGTGTGATACTGTAATTGCTGAGTGGCGCCGCTTGTTGGAGAAAGGCGGCGAGTTGATCTTGGAGATGCCTGATCTCTTCAAGTTTTGCGCCAACATTCTTGCAAACAAGACTGATCAGATGGGAATGTGGGGGTTGTATGGAGACCCCAACGAGAAAGATCCATACATGTGCCATCGCTGGGGTTGGACATTTTCAACTCTCAAGCCTTTCTTGGAAGCAAATGGATTCACAGATGTGCGTGAGGAAGTCACTCAATGGCATCGTTGCGGTCGAGACAATCGCGACTTTCGCATTGTGGCGAGGAAGGCATGAAAGTCTACATTGGATATGATCCGCGCGAATCAGCCGCATACGATGCGGCTAGTAAGACGCTGCTGGAACATTCTCCCCAGTCAAGCATCACTAAGCTGGATAGCGAACGCCTCGCGGCAGCTGGTTTGCTGCGTCGTCCAGTAGATCGTCGCGGCGTCATGTATGATTTGAACAGCAACGCTCCTTGCTCAACTGAGTTTTCTAATTCCCGTTTCTTGGTGCCAATCCTTGCTCTTAGCGGTTGGGCACTTTTTGTTGATTGTGACATGCTGTTCTTTACTGATGTTGATCGGATGCTTGAAGTTGTGGATGCTTCCAAAGCTGTGATGGTCGTCAAGCACAGCTTGGTAAGTGAATCTGGTACAAAGATGGATTCTCAGCCGCAAACGTCTTACGCTCGCAAGAACTGGAGCAGCGTGATGCTGTTCAATTGCGATCATCCTGCCAATCGTCGGCTCTCGCTTGATGACGTCAACAATCGGCCTGGACGCGATCTTCATGCGTTTTACTGGCTACATGATTCAGAGATTGGCGAGCTACCAGCATCATGGAACTGGTTGGTTGATGTACAACCGAAGCCAGAGCAAGTCAACATTGCTCATTTTACTTTGGGCGGTCCTTGGATCAGTGGATGGAAAGGGAGTCCAACTGATCAGATTTGGCTTGATAATCGCTGAGGCGAATCATGGCTACTTCTACTAAGTTCAATCTCAATCTTAAAGCTGGAGCAGTCAACACACTCAAACAACTCGGCCCCAAGCTTGAGAAAAAGTATCTCAACAAAGCGCTTCGCAAGGGAGCAGTCATTGTAAGGAGCGCTGCTCAGGCAAGAGCCAAGGCATTTGATGATCCGAAGACACCTCAGCAGGTTTGGAAGGAAATTGCTATTTTTAGGAGCACAGAGCTTGGCCGGAAAAATGGCGGAGTTGCTTTGCAGATTGGCGTCAAAGGAGGAGCCAAGAAGTACAAGGACAACAAAAATAACCGCCGCCAGAAGCGAGTTGGTCAGACCTATATGGGCCCAGGCGCGGTATACTATTGGCGATTTTTGGAGTTTGGCACTTCAAAGATGAGGGCGCAGCCGTTCATGCGCCCTGCTTTGGCAAACAACGTTGATGCCGTCACCAAAGCTATCACTGACGAGATCAACAGTGGCATTGACAAGATTGTGGCAGATAAGGGGCAAGGTTAATGTACGCGCCGATCTTCACAACACTGAATGCTGACGCGGCTGTAGTTGCATTGCTACAGACAGCGGGCGGTCAGCTGCGTGTCTATCCTGCTGGCGAAGCCCCACAGGAAGGCGTCAAGCCTTATCTCACCTATCAGCAAATCACCGGTCTGCCTAGCAACTATATGGGGCAAGCGCCTGATGTTGACCAGTTTGGCAACCAAATTGACATCTATGGGGTAACACTCGATGATGTCTTGAAGGTTGGTAAAGCGGTACGCGACGCAGTTGAGAAAGTCGCGTACATCA